ACTGCGGCACGCCGAGTTTCTTGCCGAGCTTCGGGTTGCCCTTCACGGCCTGCATCAGTCGGTTCTGCGCTTTGCTGACTGGCGGCATGCTACGCCCCCGGTGCTCCTGCCACGCCCTGACCGCCGGGCTTTGGCATCGCCGGCCCGCCCGGCCCGAACAACGCGCTGGACATAGCCCTATTCGCGATTTGTCCGTACGCCGTCGGCAGTCCTCTGCCCTGCAGCCCCTGTTGCACCGCCATACGGTTCGCCGGATCAACCCCGGCCGTCGCCCCCGGTATCAGCGGCCCCTGGGGTATCATGGGCGCCTGCGGGCGTCCTGGCAGTCCCTGCATCGGCGGAACGCCAGGAGGGCCTCCGGGCGGCTTCGGGGGACCGCCAGCGCCCTGTGCCGTTGCCGGTGGCTGTGGCGATGACGGTGGCGGCGGTGCGAGCGGCCCCTGCGGCAGCAGCCCGACCGGCGGGGCCTTGCTGGCCATCGCCTGCTGGAACTCGCCGATCGCCGGCAGCGGCGTGCCGTGCTGCGCCGCCACCGCGTACGCCTGCGTCCAGTATTGCAGCGCTGCCTGAGCGCGCTCGCGGTCGTCGTCGCTGAGCAGCTGCGCCCGCTTGGTCTGCGCCTCGCCACGCTGGTCCTCGATGTCGGCCGCGGTCTTCTGGCCCTGCACCTGGGCCAGCACCATGCTGGGATCTGGCGGAGGTTGCGGTGGCGGTGGCGGCTGCCAGCCTGGAGGCAGCGGCTTGAAGTAGCTCGACACGTCCGCGATGCCGACTGTCTCCAACATACGCGACAGCGTGTTGCGGTATTCCGGCACCCCGGCCAGCGGGTTGTTCAGCCCGCCCTGCTGCACGAGCATTTCCTGCTTGGCGGCAATGCCCTGCAGCATCGCCAATCGTTCCATTGGCATTCCTTTTCCGCCGACATTCACCGTGGTCTGCCACATCGTGGCGAGCGCGCGCGGATCGATGCTGATCCACTGGCCGCGCAGCCGGATGACGTTCGGCCGGTCCTGCTGCCGCGCCATCATCTTGAGCAGGCCGCTGTAGAGTGGCGCCAAACCGGTCTCCGCCAGCGTCCGCGCCATCATGTCGAGCCGGTCCTGTGCCGCCGATGTCTGTTGGCTCACCGCAACCGGCGTCGTGCTCTGCAGCTGATCCAGCGACAGGCCCTGGCTGGCACGCGTGATGCCGGTGCGGTTCTCGCGGATGCTCTCCAACACCTCGAGGATCGGCAGTGCTTCCTTGCCGGCGAACGGCTTGACCAGTTCCTGCACCGCGCCCTGCTGCGACACGCGGATAATCGCGCCGATCGCGGTCTGCCGCACGTCCTGCAGGTTGGCTTGGCCGAGCACGACGCTGGTGCGCGGGAACATGCTCTGGCCCAGGCTGTCCAAGACCGCCCGCATCACTCTGGTTTCGATGCGCTGCAGGTCCATCACCATGTCGGCCTGGCTGCTGCCGATGATCCTGCCCGGCTCGCGGTACGGCGTGAAGCACGCCAGCGGCGTCTCGTCCGTCCGTTCCCACTGCACCAGCGAGCTGGCGTTGCCGAGCATGTGCACGTGCAGCAGTTCAGCGCGGTGATCGTTGTCCGCGTCGCACCTGATCCAGCCCTCGCAATACCGCACCAGCGCCATGCTGCGATCGTTCGGCGGCGTGGTCGGCAGATTGTGCCCCTGCGCCTCGTTGCGCGCGATGATCTCGCGGCGCATGCGCGGGTTCATAGCGTGCTCGGTGTGCGCCAGCACCTTGTCTTCCGGCAATCCCATCTCGATCAGGTCGGACGCCACCACGTCACGCACGTGAAAGATGCCCTTGGCGGTATCGATGGTGTCGGCATCGGACACCACCCACACGCATTGCGACGGCACCGCCTCGACCACCGGCCAGTTCTGCGCCGCGTGCCGCGTGATGGTGGCGCTCCAGTATTCCGGCGCGCCGCCCTGCTGCAGATACATCGCAACCTCGGGCACCTTCATCAGCAGCTGCAATTCCGATTGCTGGATCGGTCGCCGCACGATGCGCTGCGCCTCGATGCCGGGCTCGGCCAGCAGCAGCTGCAACTGCGGCAGCAGCAGGTTCTCGCACACCTCGGTGCGCGTTGTTTCACGTTTGCCCCAGTACCAGCGGCACCAGCCTGCCTTGCGTGTCAGCGCATCGAGCAGCACGTCGTGCAGCACCTGCCAGCCTTGGTTGCAGGTGAACAACGCCCACCGGCAGTAGTCCGTGGCCTGGCGCGCCAGCGTGGTGGCCAGCTTGTCGTCGCCGGTGATGTCGTCGCTCATCGGCTCGAACGACACGGGATCTTCCACGCCGGTGAACACGCGCAGCAGGCTTGGCAGTGTGGCGCGGATCGTGTCGCGCACCGTGGTCATCACCAGCTGGCTGCGGCCCGGCTCCTCGTCGCCGAGCGGTCGGCCGGCGTAGTACTGGCTGGCCGTTATCCGCTCGCGGCCGAGATACACGTCATACCGCTCGGCCATCTTGAAGTAATATTGCGCGATCGACTCAATCTCGCTGTCGCTCTTGCCCAGCTTTTCGTAGACGAAGCTCTGCTGCCATTGCGCGCTGACCGGCCGGTTGGATGGCCTGAGCCCGGCGGCATACGGACGCAACTGCGGCGGCATGTCGTCGTCGGGATCGTCCGGTATGCGGTCCGGCGGCGCCTTGGTGATGTTGGCGAAGATGTGCTCGACGCTGAGCGGTTGGCCAACCGGCTGCATCAGCCCTTGCACGCGCGGCACTGGTGGCGGGTTCGGCGACTGCCACGCGCTGGGCTGTAGCAAGCCACCGCCGCCCTGCATGCCGCCCATACCGCCGATGCCGCCGGTTTCAGGTCCGCCGGGACGCACGGGTCCGCCCGGTAGCGGCGGAGGCGCTGCTGTGCTGCCGGCTGTGCCGCTCATGCCGCGTTATCCTTCAGGTTTTGGCGGAACGCTCTGAGCCGCGCGGCGACACGGGGGTCATTGGACTCTATGAAGCCAATCCCCTTACTCACCACGCTTTGAAGCACCTGGCGACGATCTTTAGCGTTCCCGACGCCCTCGCTGATGATGGCCAGTTGCTCAGGGGTCAGCAACAGCGCCAGCGCCGCATCGATCACACGATCGTACAGGTCTGTGTCGTTCATCTCACCACCACCCCACTCGCGGGCCGCCGAATACCAGCAGCACCAGCAACACGATCAGCAGTATCCACACCACGCTGTACGGCCCATATGCGTAGCCATAGCGCCAGCCGTAGCCGCCACCACCCGCAAGCAACAGCACCAGCAGGATGATCAGGAGCAGCGTCATCAGTAGATCCCGCCGCTCATAACGTCAGCGCCCTGCGCGGCCGCCGCGGCACCCGACATGTTGCCGGCACTCCCACCACTGGAACCGCCACCAGCGCCGTATCCACCACCTCCACCGTAACCGAACGGACTGTACGGGCTACCGATGATGCTCGCGGCCATCTGCGGGTTGATCTGCTGCAACAGCATGAACGCGCCAGGATCAATCGGCCCGTTTCCCAGCGAGCCATACCCCGTGCCGGTCAGCGCCTTCGCGTAGTCGTCCAGCGTGCTCTGTGCTGCCGCGTTCGGCGACGCGAACATCTGCGCCGGCTGTTGCTGTGCCGCGGCTGGTGCTGCTGCCTGCTGCGCTGCGGGCTTCGGTGTGTTGACGCCCGTGCCGCCCCAGTAGCCGGGATCGGGCTTGATGTTCAGCAGGCCGCCCGACTGCGGCTGAGTGTACTGCGGGATGAGCAGCGAACCACCCGACTGCGGCTGTTGGCCCTGCGTGTATTGCTGGATCAGCGAACCGCTCATGTCATACCTCCATCCCCGTAATGCTCGGCCGTTCGGCCCCGCTCTGTCTGAGATCGGGGCTGGCCAGAAACGAGGTGATACAATCCCGCAACAGCCTGCCTTGCTCGCGACTCAGATCAATGACGGTTTCCCAGCTGTCCTCTGCCTTCCGGTCCCATGGCGTGATCACCATGGTCAGCGGCTCCTTCCAGCAAGAAGCATCGTCCTCGTCCAGCGCCCAGTAGAGTTCAAGCCGGATATCCTTGACGCGCATGGTGAATGTTGGGGACACGGCTACACCTCCATCCCCGCAATGCTCGGCCGCAGCGGCGCGCTGCTGTATAGGCCCGCGTCCGAAGCCGAGGACACCATCAGCCCAGCCTCCGCCAGCGTGAGCAGGAACGCATCGGCACGATCCGGCGACGCCAGCCCACGCGCACGCATCTGCTGCTTGCTCTCAATCTGCACCCGACCATCCGACGTATACGTGTATCGCGGCGCAACGAGATCGTCCCGCAGCTGCTCATCACGCGGCAGCCGGCACATGCGCGACGCCAGCCACTCACGGCCGCGTCCCCACAACTCATCGCGCAGCCGCACATACCGTCCGGTCGTTGATGGCGCCTCACCAACGTTTACGCCAAGGATGGGCAACCCTTGCTCCATCAGCCTGTCGGCGACACCCGCACCGATGCCGATGGCGTCGATGGCGATGAGTGCCGGGCGGTTCATCGGCATCATGTCCCACTCGGCCTTGATCGCGCCGGCCAGCATCATGGTGTCGAAGTTGCGCCACACGCGCGGTGGCTCGGTCACCACATAGCCCCGCCGTTTGATGAGAACCGATGAATCGTCACCAAACCGCGCCACGTCCAGGCCCCAGATCTCGCTCTTAGTGAGATCAAGCGCGACATCGCGTGACATTGCCTGATCGACCAACTCGCCGGCGATGAACGTATCCGAGTCGGCCTCGGGAAACTCGCCCAGCACGCGTACACGGTAGGCGGTGGAGTTGAGCCCATATCTTTGCGCGTGCTCATCGACGAACTCCTTGGTCACGCGTGGCGAGTCCAGCCCCGATACCTTCATGGTGAACCAGCGGCCACGCTCGGTGGCATGCGTGCGCCAGAAGAAGCCGGTCGATCGCGTTGGGTTGCCGATCA